CACGCCATTTTGAATAATTTAATTTTTTAAAAAAATGGGGGGATATTTTACCCCCCTAATAATTAAGCCAATATGAATTTCACTGTTTCGTCAGGGAATGCAATATTCACGCCCATTTTGAATTCAGATACAAAACGTACTTGGTCAGCTTCTTTTGCGTAGAAAATTTCAAACTTTTCTTCTTCGTTCAATAAGTCTGTACCGATAAACAAGTTGCTTAAACGTGCAGCGTAAATTTTGTTTGTGCCATTCAATCCACCAACAGAAACAACTTTAATCATTGTACCCGGTAAAACAAACTCACCGTCTGCCTTAGCGTCAACTGAATAATGGAAACTGTTTGCGTTCTTTAAAGCAACTGTGTAAGTTCTGAACAAATCTTGACCACAGAAAATGGTCATATCGTCAGCAGCTACAACTTTTGCAGGGATTGCTTGGTAAACACCGTCAAAAATGCTGATAACGTTATCAGCAGTGATTGAACTCAAAGGCGCACCACTAATAAAAGTAGAAGCATTTGCAGCAACAACACCTGAAGCAGCACCAACTAATTTAACTAAACCGTCAAATTTGTTTAAGTTTACGTTAACACTTGCAGTGTCACCTTGCCAAATTGCAGTTTCTAATTGTGCAGCAATTGTTTTCGCTTTTTTATCTGCGAATTCTTGCTCAAAAGGAACTGAATCGTACATTGAACCCGTAGGCAATGCTTTTTGTAAATACTTAGCTTCTAAGTCTTTTGGACAAAGTGCTTCGTTTACTTTAATTTTTCCAACAGTCACAGTTCTTTGTGTGAAAGTTGTTGAACCTGAAGCAGTAAATCCGCAGCTTCCGCCTGCTTGAAATATTGCGTCTGTGTCCATAATGTTAATAGTTTCAGCGCTTTTTACGCCAACCATAACATTTCCTGCACTCTTAATCAAGTTTGCAGTCTTTGCGCCCAATACTGAAGACGTCACTAATTGTGCTGCGTTTTGTTCAGTATATGCGGCTAATGCTGATACATCAAATGCCATTGTTATTAATTTTTAGTGTTTAAAATTGCGTTTCTATATTTTTCCAATCTTTGTTCTTTAATATCATTTGTTTTTATAAATGAATTAAAAGAATTTGGTCTTGAAATTGGGTCTGCGCTTGGTGTACTTGAAAGTGCTTCAATTAATTCAGCTACCTGTGCAAATCCTTGCTTAACCTTATTTTCCAAATCCAAAACCTTTGCGTCTGAAACTTCTTTTGCTGCTTTTATTTCAGCAATTTGCGCTTCAAATGCTTCGGTCATTTCTTGCATTTTTTTGTCTGCTTCCTTACCCATATCTTCAGGTGCAGGTGCAGCTTCTTCTTCGCTTGTAACGTCTTCTTCTTTTGAAGAAAGTTCAATGATAATACCGTTTTCATCTAATTGCATTACAGTTCCGTCAACCAATTGGTGTTCGCCTGCGGGTGCAGGTGTACCGTCAGGCATTGTAACAGAACCGCCAATTTCCAAAGATGAAATTTCAATCTTAGTTCCGTCCATTAAAGAATATTCAGCCATTTCAACCTTTGTTTCTTCAACAATCGGTGTTTCTTCAGCTTTCACTTCTTCAACAGGTGCAGCCGTGTTTTCTTCAAACAAAGCTTTGATTTTTAAAATCGCTTCCTGTGCGTTCATACTTTTTTTATTATATAGTTAAAAAATAAAATGTTTATCACTTAACCTGTGACAATATTTTTTTAATTTGGTCAACCATTGAAGAAACCTTGTTTACTTCCTTTGGTTTGTAATTAAATAACCCTTCAACACTAAAACCCATTATTTCGCCATTCTTTACCTTTTGCCAAGCTTCTTCGTTGTCAACTATCATTGAACCAAACCAAGAACCAACAGGCGCGTCTTCAAATCCTTTCATTGGCATAATGCCACGTGAAGGGTCAGAAATAAAGCTTTCAAATAATGTAACGTTTTCAAATTGTGAACTTGAATCGTGCATTAAGTTTACGTTGCTTTGGAATCCTTTTTTGAAAAACTTTTGGACAATTTTAAGAATAGTATCACGACTAAAAGCCACATAGTAGTCGCCGTAAGTAGCGTCAGAACGAAAAATTGGCGTATCAGCCAACATAATAGCGCCTGAAATAATGCGACGGTCTTCATTAACAATTTCAAATTTCTGTGTTTTATTAAATGCGTTCCAATTCTTTTGTATTGCAGGACGGTCAACCAATGCAATAAAGTCAACCTGTGAATCGTCTTCAATGTCGTCTGTTATGTCCAACATATATATTGGTAATTCTGTATTCATACCCATAAATAGTTTATTTTATTTAATTTATCGTTTATTCAAATCTTGCTTGGTTCTCAATTTGCTGAACTCGTCTTTGTGTACCTGAAATATCACTTTCAACAACGTATGCACGAATTGCATTATTTCCGCCACCGCCACCATTATTGCCACCGCCACCACCGCCGCCCAAGTTAGGTGCTGCACCGCCGCCTGTATCGGGAACTGCACCGCCACCACCGCCACCACCGGTAGAAGGCATTGAAATATCTGTACCTGCGCCAATTGCGCCGTCTTCTGAAAGTCCTGCCTGTGAACCTGCGGAATTAATTGCTTTTATTCCGTCAACGGCTGACTTAACAACTGAAGCAGCCTGAACAATACCGCCTGCAACAATTAAAGCTGACCACGGCAAACCTAATGTCAATGGCGAAGCTTTAACCGCCTTCGCAGTTGCAACCGCAGTATTTGAAACGATTTCTGTTAATGCAGCACCTTTTTCAATTAATAAACCAGCAATTGCTATTTTTTTATTTTTACCTGCTAATACTTGCAAATCCTTTCCAAACTGACCAATCATTTGTACACGCCTAATGAATAAAGCGTGTTTTGCTTTACTTTCAGCTTCTTCAATAGCTATATTATTTGCAGAATGTTCAGCATTTATTTTTTCAATTTCTTTGGTGTTGCCTTTTGCACCTAAGATTTTAGCTTGATATGATTTTTCTTCAATATCTTTTAAATTCTGCCAATATGCGTCAGAATCTTCAGTTAAACCTTTTTGTTGTGCTTGTAATAATGCAACTTCGTCTTGTAAACCTTTTGCAATTATGTCATTCTTAGACCTTTGCCCTTCTAATTCTGAAGCATCAATTAAATCTTTTTTAATTGCAGCCTGTTCAGTTAAAGATTTTTTTAAAAACTCTTTGTCTTCATCTAAATCTGAAAGGTCTTTTTTAAGTTTAGCTAATCTTAAAGCTTCTGCACGTTCGTTGTCATCTTTAATTGCATTTGCTTTAATTTCTGCAATTTTTTCATTAAATTCATTCAGACTTTCTTCTTCTTCTTTATTTTTTTTATCCCTATCTTCTTTTGCTTTTTCTTCTAAAGTAATTTTTTCAATCTGATATTTTTCATTATTCAGTTTTATTAATTCATCTTTAACTTTTTGAGAAACTTTTAATTGTTCAATTTCTTTTTCCTTTGCATTTTTATCAATTTCTAATTGCTTAATTGCTTTTTCGTTCTCATCTTTAATTAACGCCTTGCTTTTTTCATTTTGTAAATCAAGAAGTATTTTATTAGCAGTTTTAGTATCTTCTGCAATTTTTTTGTTTGCTTCATCATTTATTTTCTTAACTTCTTCGTCGTGCTTCTTTTTTTCTTCCTGTGTTTTATCATTTGCTTTTTTAGTATCTTCTGCAATTTTTTTATTAAATTCTGCACTTGCTACTAACTTGTCATTTTGTAGTGTTCTGAATTGTTTTTGTTCATCTTCAGTTAATTTACCCTTTGTTTTTAATGCGCCACGTAAAGTTTCTAATTCATTATCTGATTGTTTAATTTTTAAATCGTATATTTCTTTTTCTGAACCGCCTTGCGCCTTTAATACTTTAATTCTATTTTCAATGTCTTCATTTGCACGTTTATTTGCAACTGATAATTTGTTTAAATTACGTTCTGCTTCGCTTGTAATTCCAACAAAATCTGTAAATTGTTCAACTAATGCGCCAACACCTTTTGCCAATGCACCTAATGGACTTTTTTTAATCCAATCTGAAATTGCGTCAAAGTTAGCAATTACTGTACCTAATAAAACAACAAGCGCACCAATACCGGTCGCAACAATAGCACCTTTTAAAACTTTAAACCCATTACTTGTTTCAACAGTTGCAATTCCAAAAGCCTTTTGAACCCCCGCCGCAATTTTAGTTGCCGTACTATTTAATTCAATAAATGTAGTTGACAATTTAATTTGCGCACCTAATGTTTTAAAACTATCAATACTGTCACCCAAAGCATTCAAACCCTGTGACAAAGCCATTGCGGCATTTACTTTTAATAAAGCTTGTTCAACGTTTTTATTTTCTTTTCCAAATACTGCCATTATACCCTGAACTGCACTAAATCCACCTGCAACACCTGCTAATGAAGACGCAAGCGCTTTAAACTTTGCGTCAGGATTGAAGGCATCTGTCATTGTTCTTGCATCACCAATGGCATCTTTTAATACTGCAACCCTTTTGGCTGCGTCAGTTGCTTCTTTTGAAGTTGCACCAAATTTTTCAGTAAATTTTAAAACATCAAATGTGGCTTCTTTTAATTCTTTTTTAATTTCAGCCATTGAAGTCAAGACTTTTTCTTGACCATTTACTACTATCTTTATACCAATTACTTCTTCTGTTGCCATTAATTCGTTTTTATTACTTTAAGTAAATTAATTTGTGTTGTTCTATATGCCAAAGGGTCGTATGATTCAACTTTGTTTAGTCTAAACAATACGCCATTTATCCAAATATATTTGCTGAAATCTAAATTATAAATGTCAAGCGCATTTAAGTAAGCACGACACGTTAAAAGTTTTGATTCCATATCCGTAATTTCTAAAATGTACGGCAAATGATATGTATTAAATAAGTTATTTGTTGGGTAAGTTGTCGCAGGAAATTGCAATTCCTTTGGTGCGCCAAAATTCAAATCAATAGTTGGGTTTGTTGGGTCGTCCAAATGTCCCGCATATCCGTAAACGTTTAAATTAGCTAAATTTGAACCGCCGCCCGTTTCCCCTGACTTTATATGCCAAGTGTGGTCAATAGTCAATTTTTTA